ATTCATACGATCTTGACGGAAACAACGAAATTACAAATGAAGAACTGAAACAAGCTAAAGAGATAAAAGAAAACGAAAGTCGATTAAGAAAAAATTTAGCACAGCTTCGTATGGCTAGATATACGCTTATTGGTATGGGTGTATTTACAGTTGCTTGCTTCTTCATACCGCTAGATCGCCTGGAAGCTATGTCAGATATTTCAAATTTATTTTATATAAGTGGCGCTGGTATTGTTGGAACCTATATGGGTACAACTGCCTGGATGGATAAAAGTAAAAAATGATACAATTTTTAACACCGCTTGCAAACCTGGCTACATCTTTTTTAGATAGGAAGCTTGAGGAAACAAAAGGCAAAGCTGCTGTTGCTAAAGCTAAAGCAGAAGCTGAAGCTGAGGTAATGAAAACAGCTGCTACCCATGATAGTAAATGGGAACTTATCATGGCGCAAAGTACTCAGAACTCTTGGAAAGATGAGATAATAACTATTATAGTTTTGATACCAGTAATACTAGTTTTTATTCCTGGCATGGAAGATATAGTCAAACAAGGTTTTGATAGATTAAATGAATTACCTGATTGGTATCAGAATGTTTTGTATGTGACAATATTAGCTGGACTAGGTTTGAAAGGTGTAGATAAATTTAGGAAAAGAAAATAATGGAACTATCAACAAATTTTACCTTGGCTGAGATGATCAAAAGTCAAACAGCTGAAAGAAAAGGGATAGATAATTATCCTGATAAAGAACACATAGAAAATTTAAAACTTTTAGCTGAAAATATTTTGCAACCTATTCGAGATAAGTTTGGTGCATTCATTGTTTCAAGTGGATATCGATCACCTGAACTGTGTGTGGCTGTTGGATCTACAATCAAAAGCCAACACGCCAAAGGTCAGGCAGCTGACTTTGAAGTATCAGGTATAGATAATTATGATTTAGCCAGGTGGATAGAAAGTAATCTACCATTCGATCAGCTGATATTAGAATGTTACAAGCCTGGAGATAAAAACTCAGGATGGGTTCATTGCAGCTATGTTCATGAACCTAGAAAAGAAACATTAACTTACAATCGAGATACTGGTTATCAGAAAGGTTTGATCTATGGCAGTTAACGCAGCTGGTAATTATACAAAACCAACAATGAGAAAAAGATTATACAAATCTATTTTAGCAAGAAATACTCATGGTACAGCAGCTGGTAAATGGTCTGCCAGGAAAGCGCAGCTTCTTGCAAAGACATATAAGGCTAGGGGTGGTGGATATAAATGAGTTTAGCCAAGTCACAACAAAGTTTAAAAAGCTGGGGCAAACAGAAATGGCGTACAAAGTCAGGTAAAAAATCAAGTGTAACTGGAGAAAGATATTTACCTACAGCTGCAATCAAAGCATTAACACCAGCTGAATATGCCGCAACTACAGCTGCTAAAAGAAAAGCTAAGAAAGCTGGTAAACAGTTTTCAAAACAACCTGAATCCATAATGAAAAAAACAAGAAAATATAGGAGTATATAATGCCAGGTATGGAAAAACTTGAAATGTCTTTGATGAAAAAAGCAAAAGCAAAAGGACTAAAAGGTAAGGATGTAAACAAATATGTTTATGGAACACTTACTAAAATGGGTGGTGCTAACTTTGCTAAGAAAGCAGCTAAGATGGGAGATGTTAAGGCAACATGAGCGCAAGTCTATTAAAAAGATTTAAGCTTAGTGGGTACAACAAACCTAAAAGAACACCTGGTCATCCAACTAAAAGTCATATAGTTGTAGCTAAATCAGGTAATCAAATTAAGACTATTCGATTTGGGCAGCAAGGTGCTAACACAGCTGGTGCGCCAAAAGAAGGTGAAAGTCAAAAGATGAAAGATAAACGTAAAAGCTTCAAGGCAAGACACGCAAAAAATATTTCAAAAGGAAAAATGTCTGCTGCTTACTGGGCAGATAAAACTAAATGGAGTTAAATTATGGCAGAAGGAATACATTTTTTTAGTGATGGAAAACCATACAAAGGCGAAGTTCACAAAATGCCTGGTGGTGCAATTCATACTGGAAAGACACACAGCGCTGGTTCAAAGCAAGTTTACCACGCAAAAGATTTATCAAAAGCTGCGAAGTCAAAAGCAATGTCACTAATGAAAAAAATGAAAGGATAATATTATGTATGGCAAATCATCTTATGGTAAAAAATCTACAAAGAAAAAGCCTATGAAAGAGGGTAAAAAAAAGAAATCTTTAATGATGAAAAATAAATCTTAGGTCGATACCCCACCTCTACAACCCCCTGATATATTAGAATAAATTAAATTTGTTTGCATTTTTTTGTATCTTTGTATTGTAAATGTGACAGAAACTGTTATATATATAATATGAGGAGAAAAAATATGAAAGATCTTAAAGTAAGACTATGGAAGTCAAGAAACTACTGGGTAATAGATGCCAGGCGTGTGGGTTACTCACACGCTTTTGGTAACTACGAAACTAAGCAAGAAGCAATAGAAGAAGCTGGTATTCTCAAAGCTAAATTTTTAACTGGTTCTTTGATTGAAAGAATTGAGATATCTAAGGTTGATGAAGCAGCTGCTAGATTTATGAAGTATCAATATGAAAGGGTTATGGATGATAGTACATCACCATCATTTTATTCTGATCTTGTTAAATCTATTGAATTTGTTTTATCTATATCTATTGATGGCAAGTTATTGAAGCGTCACGAAATGAACATAATGACACAACAAAACAAAGATGAATTATCTGACGCCTTACTTAAAGGTATCCAGGCAGAAGGTAAATCAAGAGCAACAGCTGAGAAAAGAATTAAGTTTTTGAAAATGTTTTTTAACTATTGTGTGCGTAAAGGCTGGGCAACTATCAATGTGATGGACAAAGTTTCTTTGGGTATGTCTAAAGAAGTATCTGATAGAGCGCCTAGAATACAGCCTACTACAATACAAAAGATTGTTTCCAAGGGTTTACCAGCTGAAAATCAATTAGACCGCTGTATGGTCATTGTATCCCTGGCAACTGGTATAAGGCAAGGTGAGTTAAGAGCGTTGAAATGGTCAAGTATAGATTTTGATAATCATATGATTAAAGTTGAAGGCGCAGTAAAGCATGGAACACAAATCATTGGGGCGCCTAAAACTAAACGTGGCAGAAGATCTATACCAGTTGATGCTAAGACTATTAGTGAATTAAAGGTGTTGAAGCTGCAATCAAAGTACAGCAAGGATGATGATTTAGTATTTGCTAGTTCTAATGGTACACCAAAAATGCAAAAGGTACTCGATAAAGTTATCAAGAGAGTTTGCCAGGAAGCTGGTGTTGATAGGATTTTATGGGGTGATATGCGACACTTTTATGCTTCAGTACAGCTATCTAGCCTGGGTGAAGATTGGTCAACTGTAGCTGCTCTTATGGGGCATAGCACACCAAACTTTACTTACAAGCAGTATGGTCATTACGTTCAAAATGACAAGAAGCAAGAAAAGACTAGAGCAGCCGCAGCTGAAGCAATGTATGGTGGGGTTTAACTCCCCACCTTACTATCGATAACAGCACCAAGATGCGCTTCAACTCTTTCTATTTCATTCTTGGGTATGTAATAGTTTCTGTTATCTTTTACTACTTTTATTTTACCTTGTTGAATCCAGCGGTAAATTTTTTTTCTATTTGCATCATTGAAATTTCCAAAAAATCTAATGGCTACTTCTTTAGGTTTAAATAATGTTTTATGCTCCAGGGAAATGGTCATCGCTTTCTCCCATGCTTGTTGTATTTCCTGGATTAGAAGCTTGATGTTTTGCTTTTACTTCATCAGGTAAAAACAAATTAGCGCTTGCAACAGTAATATAATTACCATCGTTTCTTTGCAGCTGTATGCTTGGCTGTTTATTTGCTATAGCATAGTAAGCTTCTATTTGATTTGATAATTCTGCATCATCTATATTCAACCAAAAAGAAACAGATATTCTATCAGTTGAATTTATTGATGCATCCAATCTAAGTTTTGAATTTTTAAAATTAGGTGCTGCCATTTTTTTTCTCCTTCCAATATTCAAAAATTACAGTATGTTGTTGTTTATTTTCTTTGCTTATTTTTACCAGGTTTGCTTCCTCTTTAGCTGCCCAAGCAACTAAACCATTCTTAGACATTTTGTCTAACAATCCTTTTTGTTGATCAACCCAAGCTTTCCAATCAATTTTTTGTTCTTGGTTGTCATCTGTTTTTTCAATTTTCTTTTTTTTGTCCTCAGCAATTCGAATTTCATTTGCTGAAGCATACTCACCACCATGTAAAGATAATGACGAAAGCGCACGACCAATACAGCTGGTTTCACAATTCTCAACCGCTGATGTAGTGTTTATATTTCTTTTATCACCAGTTGGAAAATATCCTGATCCTCTAATTTCTTCAGCATGACCAACGCCTACAACATTACCTTCTTTATTGGTTATGGTTGCTTTCATCAAAATTCTTTTGCCATCATCGACTAGCAGTTCTGTATTTATTGCATAATCAAAACCAAAAAATTTTCTAAAAACTTCTACCCTTGTTGCTACAGTTGTATATGCTTTACCCTTGATATCAACTTTATCAATAGCTTTTATTTCGTTAATTATATCCTCAAATTTCACTTCCTTCTACTCCTCTCGTATTAAATAAACCCTTATAAGCTGGGTTATTCTTCATCCAAAGTCTTGAATAATAAGCTTTGTGATGATCATTTATTTTAATCTTTTCACCATCAGGTCTAGCGTCTTGAATTGTGACGCTAGTTTCCCATCTAATTCGTTCCATGATTAAAGCTGCGCCAACCTTGTTCATGCCCCTGGATATACATTCTTTTGTAAATTTATCCCACAGTTCATAAACTATTGGATACTTGGCGTGAAACTCTAAAAACTTAGCTTCCCTTACATTTCTAGGTAACTCTAAGCTTTCAAACATACTGATTTGATTCATGTTATTATCCATATAAATAATAAAAAAATCACAACCATAAAAAAACCAAGCACTTCAATTATTAATTTTAAGTACTCATTCATATATTTTTTTGCGTCTTTATTAGCTTCAAGAAACGCAAGCTTTAAATATTTTTTGTTCATACAAACCCCCATTGTTGTTTTGCTTCTTTTAATACATCAGGATGTAGATCCCATGCCCACATATGGCTAAAATCAGGCTCAATCAAGCCAAGTAAATCTTGAATTGAATTTGATGATTGCAACAAATTTTCACGAATGCGGCATTTGTTTACAATAAAATTCCATATGTTTTGTAATGATTCTTCAGATAATTTTTCACAATTTTCTTCAGTAAACACTCTGTAGTTTTTTTCGTTAACATAAACTAAAGCTTGCGGTTTACGATTTCTTGCCCAATATCCAGCAACCTGGCATAAGTGTGACCATTGCGGTTGTGTAGGTATTGAAGCTGATCTTCTACCTGACGCCATAAGCTTGCTATAAGTTGCCCAGGTAGTTTTTAATTCTATTTGACCATTGAAGTCAGGCTTACCGCTGTACTCTAATTGAAGACCAGGTACTTGAAACATATAATCTTCTTCACCTGATAGTTTATTTATGCGCAGTTTGTTTTGTGCTTCTTCTAAAGCTTGTAATGCGTTTTTGAAAACATCAAAAAAACTTCCAACACAAATTTCCAGCTGGTTTTGATCTTTGCCTTCATCCCATGTCCTGGGTTTATATTCAGCAAATAATTCTTTACCAGCGTCAACACAATCATCCAGGGTATCAGCTTTGTGATCGACTAGATAATCGTTAAGTAGTTGTTGTGTTATTCGACCAGCTGCCATTTTAGCTGCGTCATTATTATAAAGGTCTACAGTTTTTGATGCTGCGTCTTTATCACCTTTTCTTTCACCTTTTAAAATTTCATAGGCAATATTTACTTTTGGTCTAATCACACATTTATCAAAAAGCGTTCTACAAATAGGTCTGCTTTCAGGATTAGAATGCCAAAGGTAGTTTTTATTGGATGCCCATTTAGGTATGCTTGGGAATGTATTCATACTAAATTACCTCTATTGTTACAGTATGGGAATAGATAACATAGATTGACTTTTTCTGTCAAATTAATTATTAATTAGTTATGACATTAAAAGAATATAAAGATCAAAATAATTTAAGTTATGCAAGACTAGCCAAGCTGATAGGTGTTTCTCATGCTACAGTTGCAAGGCGTTATTGTTTACCAAAAGAACATAAAGATCACATGATTCCAAAGTTAAAATTTATGATTGCAATAATGACAGTTACTGGTGGTGCAGTTACGCCTAATGATTTTTATGCAGAACAAAAATGGTAAAGATTACAGAATATCAATTTCAAAAACTTGTTGTTGATTGGTTAGATGCGTCATTGCCTAAAGGTTGTTTTTATCATCACTCACCCAATGAAGGTAAGCGTCATGTTAATTACATGGTCAAAATGAAAAACATGGGAATGAAAACTGGCTTTCCTGATTTGTGTTTGTTTGTGCCAACAAAGTATTTTTGGAGCGGCATACCTACAACAATATTTATTGAATTAAAAAGACCTGGCGGCAAAGCTACGAAAAGACAAAAAGAAGTTCATGAGCAGCTGCGTGAAGCTGGTGCAATAGTTGGTGTTATAGATAATTTTGCAAAGCTAAAATTATTTTTGACAAACTTGATTGAAGTAAAAGAAACAGCAAAGAGCCAGGTTATTGAAGGCATGGCAAGGCAGCTTGGATTATGAGAGTTGATCAAGATTGGTGGAAAGCCTGGTTTAAAAGATTAGAAAAAGATGGTCATATAAAGTTACTTAGAATGTACGAAGCATTGCGACAGCACAATCCAAGAGAATTTCATACAATGATGGATGAACTGTGGAAACTTAACCATGGAACTGTAGTTAATTATAATAAAAAAGATCATAATTCGTTTGTTAAAACACAATTAGATCTATTTGATTTTGAAGAAAAAGAATTATCAGCAGAAATAAAAAATTCTTCACAAGAATTATTAAAAGAAAGAAAAAAATATTTAGATGAACTGTACTAATTGCAAAAAACCTACCCAGGTCAAAGATAGTCGAGCCTATGAAAACAACCAGGTGAAACGCAGAAGGGTATGTGTCAGCTGCAATCATTCATTTTATACAGTTGAAACAAGACTTCAGGAATTTTTAGACCTGAATAAGCTGCGTAGAGCGCCAAATCAAATGGTTATGGATACCAAAGTACCCAGGAAAACTAAACCAGCTGTAAGGCGATCTAAACAGCCTAGAACAAGGTTTGATGATTTTGATGAGTTTGATGACGATGAAAATATAAATTTAAGGGAATTAGGACTTGAGTAAACCACAACAAATAGCAAAAGAAGCTGCATTGATATTAAATCAGCGTGGAAAAGAATATGGAAACTATGAAGAAGTTTTTGAGAACTTTGCAATTCGTGCAACATTAGTTTTAAAAAATAAATTAAAAGAGGGTGAGGTTGTTTCACCAGCTGATACCGCAAGATTATTAAGCGAACTTAAAAATACCAGGTGGGATGTAGGTGGGTATAAAAGGGATCATGCGGTAGATGGTGGGAATTACAAATATATAGCTGCTGCATTGGAAGAAAAAAAATGATTGACGAAAAAAAAGAAAAAAGTAAAATCTTGATTCAAAGGCAAACTTTACTGCATACTTTACAGCAAAGTATGCAGAAGATTGTACAAGACAAAGTTCCTAAAAATAATATTGTTAAAGAAAAAGCAAACTTTACAGTAAACTCTACTATGCAAAATGCTGTAAAAAATATTCTTAACAAAACCACAAAAAATTTTAGTTACAATTATAAAAGAGCAAAAGAACGTAGGAAGATTGACGATCTAAATTTTAGATTAGATCGAGTGTTACGTTTGATGCGACCTCATTATTCTTCAGATGGTTACATGGATGTAATTAGAGCATTACAGAATGTCAGCTATTTTGAAAAGCTTGATTGGATTAACCAGGCAGAAAGGAAGTATGACAAGCATAGATCAAATACATGACTTATTTTTAGAAGCTGCTGAAACTGATAGAAAGTTACCACCAGTTGTTAGAAAGCAAAAAATGTCTTTTTGGATGGATTACGTTAATGAGTGGGGCAGTTATGGCTGGGATGGTAAAAGTGAGATGAAGCTATCAGCGACAGCTGCTGAGATTACCAGGTATGATAAAATTGCAGACTACCTGGCATTGATGGATATGCCTGATAGAAAGCTTGTTTGGGCAGTTGCACATTCAGCTGCTTATCGAGATAGAGGGATACAATGGACTAAGATTGCCAGGATATTGCGGTTGA